GTGGACTTTTACGATACTGGGTTAAATTTGACCCAGAAACGGGCCCTGGTCAAGTCAGCCATCAAGGACCACAAGTACAAAGGGACCCCCTGGGCGGTCAAGAGCGTCCTCAAGCCTATCCGAGGGGACGTGGTGCTACAGGACTGGTACCAGTACGGCGGCAAGCCCTACCACTTTAGGGTCAACGGCTTTGGCGGCGCTATGGTAAGCGCAGACGAGCTGACCCGTCTGGTGGCGGCAATCTACTCCGTTAAAAACGTCCGCTCCTGGCTGGACGGGGTCAGCTTCGACCGGACAATCCAGGCCAGCAAGCGCCTGGCCATCCCGCTGATGCTGACCAAATCAATCGTGATCCCCATCCCCAAGGTGACCCCGCCTGACATCGTGGCCACCAAACATCTGACCGGAGCCTCTGTGCTCCTTAAGGAGGTACGTATCCATGGCTAACTGGAGAGGCGCCATCCTGACCGCCAAAGGCCGTGCCCTGGCCGCTAAGGTCGAGGCTGGCCAGTGCAAGCTGGCGCTGACAAAGTTTAAAGTAGGAGACGGCCAACCCGCCTCCCTGGAAGGGCTGACCGACCTGGTGAGCCCCAAGCAGATCATCACCCTGAGCTCCTGCACCCCCAGCGACACGGGGGTGTGTGACGTGGAGGGTGTCCTGACCAATAATGACGTATCTGCTGGCTACTACATCCGGGAACTGGGGCTCTTTGCCACTGACCCCGATGCGGGAGAAATCCTGTACGCGGTCAGTACGGATCCCAATCCGGACTACTGGCAGGCCAAAGGCTCTGCTACGGCCCTGGCTATCGCTATCCACATGCAGATCGCCATCACCAGCGCAGAGAGTGTGTCCGCCAAGCTGGACCCTGCGGGCCTTGTATCCGTGGCTGACCTGCAGACACACAATCTGGCTGCCGAAGCCCATGCCAACCTGCTGCAGGTGACCAGCACGGCGGACAAGCCCGCCAGCATGGCAGACCGGGGGCTCTGGGTAGAGATCGTGGGGTGATGCCCCGTGTATAACTATTACGAAAAGACCAAGACCATCCAGCTGACTCGGGGCGACACCATGCAGATGGGCTTTAACTTTACGGTGGTGGTAGGGTCCACCGCCGTGACCGATTACAAGGCCGTGTGGCATCTCAAAAAAAACACCGGTCTGCGGTATCCGCTGCTGGCCCAGGCGCCGCTCAAGGACGGGGTGCTCAGCATCACCCATGAGATGACGGCTGACCTTGAGGCCGGGCAGTACTGGTACGATATTGAGATTACCGCCGGTGACCAGGTCATGACCTACGGGCCCTATCCCTTTTTGCTGGAACCGGATGTGGGGTGAGGGAGCTATGGAGATCAAAGCAAACGTGACCCTGGAGCCCATCCAAGTGACCGCCCAGGTCAAGGCACCTACGGTCAACATCAAAGACGGGATGAGCAGCGGACAGCTGGCTGGCAAGAGCCTCATCCGCATGCACAGTAAAGCCGAGTTCCCGAGTATTGGGGATGATGGATGCCTTTACGTGGACGAGAGCGCAGGCATCGTCTACCTGTGGCAGGCGGACAGCTTGACATACAAGGCCATCGCCAGCGACTGGCATCAGATCCAAGTGATTAACGGAGGTAATGCATAAATGGCGACACAAACTTTAAAAAACGTAATCCTGCAGCTGCGGACCGGGTCCGCTACCCAGTGGGCCGCATCCACCCGGATCCTGGCTGTGGGCGAGCCCGGGGTGGAGACCGACTCCGGCCGGATCAAGATCGGGGACGGCACCAACCTGTGGTCCGCTCTGCCCTGGTCCGGTGCGGCTATCAGCAGGAGTAGCACCAACGGCAGCCTTACCGTCAACGGCGCGGACGTGGTGGTCTACAGTCTGCCTACAGCTGCCAGCGACACCCTGGGGGGCATCAAGTCATCCAGCGGCACCGGCAAGGTCACCGTGGACAGCTCTACGGGTACGGCCTCTGTAGGCAATGTGGCCAGCGCAGACCGGCTGTCCTCCTCCCGGACCATCAGCCTGTCCGGGGACGTGACCGGGTCCGGCAGCTTTAATGGCAGCACCAACCTGGCCATCACTACGGCCCTGGCAGGGCAGGCCTTTACAGCAGGGACCTACACCAAGGTCACCGTCAACACCAAAGGCATCGTGACGGGAGTGTCCAATGTCAGCGCCTCCGACATGCCCAACGGGATCCCCGTGTCCAAGATCAGTGGGCTGGGGAGTGTGGCCACCAAAAATACTGGTACAGCTTCCGGCAACATCCCTATCCTGGGGAGCAACGGGAAACTGGACACCGCAGTCCTCCCGGCCCTGGCCATCACCGATACCTTTACGGCTGCCAGTAAGGCGAACATGCTCAAGCTGACCGCCCAGACCGGGGACGTGTGTGTCATCAGCTCCGGCGGTGACAAAGGGTCCTATATCCTGACCAAGGATGACCCGACGGTGGCCGCCAACTGGCAGCTCTTGACGCCGCCTGCGGATGCTGTGACCAGTGTCAACGGCAAGACCGGTGTGGTCACCCTGACCACAGCCAACATCAGCGAGGGGTCCAACCTCTACTGGACCCAGGCACGGTTTGATACTGCCTTTGCCGCCAAAGCGTCCACAGCGCTCAAGGACGGGGCTACCATCGTCAAGACCACGGACACGGTGGTCATCAACTGCGGCAACGCTTAAGGAGGTGGTCAAATGGCCACCCAAAACATCAAGGGCCGGGTCATGACCCGGATCGATACGGCGTCCCGATGGGCCTCGGTCAACCCGGTGCTCCTGGCCGGAGAGCTGGGCATCGAGTCCGACACCCACCGGATCAAGGCGGGAGACGGGAAAACTGCCTGGACAAGCCTGCCGTATCTGTCCATGCCTGCTGACGTGACTGTATCGATCCTGCCGTCCGGGTCCAGCACCTGGATCGAGGTTGACATGGACAACATGGTGGTGGGTGGGACGCAGCCCACTGATCAAAACTCTATCTGGATGGAGGTTAAAAAATGAGTGTATTAAAATCAATCCTGCATCACTGGAACAGCACCAGTAAGGCATACGACACGCTGCACCCTGAAACCGAAGCAGCGCAGGTCACCGACTGGCACAAGTCCGTCATCGGCTCTTTGGCCAGCAAGGTGCTGCCGACGGTTGTATCTGAGCTGACTACGGACTCTGTGATGGGGAAGCTCATTAAGCTGCTGCTGACTGCCTCTGGGGTGAAGTACAGCATCGATTCCAACGGCTATGTCTGCTTGGGGTCGTTTTTTGGCGGCCTAATTATACAGTGGGGAAATAACAAACAGGGAAACGTCACTTTTCCAGTAGCCTTCTCGCAATTTTCTAAAGTGCTGACTACTCATCCAGGGAATGGCTATTTAAACGCCTGGCCGACAGCGAACAACAATTTGGTCAATTTTATGCTAAACGTCGGCCAAGGATCAGACGCAAACTGGTTTGCTATTGGCCTTTAAATAGGACTATAAACTGTCTACTTACCTATAGCAATCCAAGGAGATGATAAGACATGGTAAGTAATGTTGACTACTATGTGGCAGGCTTTGATGCCTCGGGCAAGCGTGTAGGCAGCCTGATCTTTAACGGCCGCCCTGATGATTCTCAGGCCGTGGCCGATGCCGTGGCCAAAGGCAAGACGGCTTTTGCCGATGCCACAGTGGTGGAGGTCATCAACGCTGATGACTTCGGCCTGTATCTGTCCGGTGACTACGTCCGGGGAGCGGACGGCACACCGGTCAAGTATGTGGCCCCCGAGCCCACGGAGGCCGAGAAAAAGGCCGCCCAGCAGGCCGAGCTGACGGCCGATTACAAGGCCCAGGTAGCCGAGCTGACCACAGCCCTGCAGGTGGCGGAGCTCAACGGAGACGCTGCCGCCAAGGCCAGCATCCAGAGCGACTTTAGAGACCTGCAGGCAAGCTACAAGGATGGAATGGAGGCGTTAAAATGATCAGATTGGCTAAACGCTGCCCCTACTGCGCGCATAAAGTTGACCAGGCCACGGGTAAATGCATCAACGACAAGTGCATCGCCTATGACCAGGTGGTGGTCAAGATCGATCCTGATAAAGAGGCTGATAACAAATAGAGAGAGAGGTGGTCCCTATGGAGAGCATCTCTCTCAGTGATATGGTGGCGGTCCTGAGCTTTTTTGGGACCGTCCTCTTTTTTATCATCAAATCTTTTACAAAGCCCCTCCAGGATCTGCTCCAGCGTACCATCCAGGCGCTCAACCGCCTGTCAGACCTGCTGACTGAGGAGCAGCAGCGTCGGCAGGAACTGGAGCTCCGGATCCAAAAAGTCGAGGACAGAGCCAGGAGCAATGGCCACAGGATCGATAAGCTGGAGGAGCAACAGAAGCGATGTATAAGCAAATCCTTAATCAATTAAAACAGCTAAAGCGGCTGCGTTTTGAGATTAGGTCCGTCTGGCTCTTTAGGGTAATCGTCCTCATGGGCCTCACCCCCTACGTCCTGTCCCTCATCGCCTGGGGCTGGTCCATGCTGACCGGGCGGCATGACCCGTGGGTAATCCCCATGATCGACAGCTGCCTGCGGATCAGCGGTCAGATATTTGCTCCGGCCGCAGTAACTGCCGCCCTCAACCTGGTGCCCCGGGTTAAAGACGAGGATAACGACGGAGTGCCAGACGTAGATCAAGAGGGACAGGACAAGGAGGTTAAAAATGAGACAAGTAACGCTGGACGACATCCAGACGATGGCTGAGACGGCCCGTGCTCAGCTCTGGGAGGATGCCCGGAACATGGGCCGTGATGTCAAAATCTACCTGCACTGGACCGTTGGCCGTTATGGTCAGTTTTTTGACGATTATCACATCAACATCGACCAGGATGGATCCATCTATGCCAGCACGGACGACCTGAGCGAGACTCTGGCCCACACATGGCATCGCAATACCGGCGCTGTAGGCGTAACTCTGTGCTGCTGTTATGGAGCCGATACGGCAGATCTGGGAGAGTACCCGCCCACAGCTGCCCAGATCGAAACCATGGCCCAGGTGGTAGCTGTCCTGGCCAAAGCCCTGTGGCTGACCATCGACCGTGACCGGATTATGACCCACGCTGAGGCGGCGGACAACATCGACGTCCTGCTGCCGGAGGGAGACGAATATGGACCTCAGACCACCTGCGAGCGGTGGGATCTGCAGTATCTGAGCACAGATGAGAGCCCAGAGTGGACCGTCGACTATGACGATCCTCGGACCGGGGGCAACGTCATCCGGGGCAAGGCACTCTGGTACCGCCAGCAGATGGGGGAGTGAGACCTATGATCGATATGCAGGACCCTAGCACCCGGCAAAAGGTCCTGGCGGTCACCGTGCTCAGCGGGATCTGTCTCATCGCCGGGGTGATCTATGGCTGCCATAAAGAGCAAAAGGCCACCCAGCCCACTGTGATGCCATATCAGGACACCACGGATCCGGTCAAGGCTGCCGACCAGCTCAAGCTGTCCGATGACTCCGCCCGGGCGGTGACCAAAGAGATCTACCGGATCCAGCAGACCCAGCCGACGCCCCAGGTGACCTACTACGTCCAGGCTCCGGATCTGACGAGCGGGGCGGAGACAGTGGCCCGTGACATCCGGGAGGACAAGCCCTCCGTACCGGCAGCGGCCCGGGAAAAGACGGACCGCACGGTGGTCACAGCTGACCACGACCACCAAAAGGTGGACGTCTACAAGGTCAATCTGCGCAAGCCTCATAAGATCAAGGCCGGGCTGATGACTGCCAACGGTAAGACCTACGGTGGCATCGGCTACCAGACCGGGAGATGGGAGGGCATGCTCTACACCCGGACCGGGCGCAGGGTAGAGGCAGCCGCCGTCACGTATACAATCGCAGAGTGGTAGGCCTTGTGACCTCAAAATCAAGCCCTTTTGAGGTCCACCAGCACCACAGATCGCAGTTTTGAGGTCTTTTAAGCTCTCAGGGATAACCCCTGGGGGCTTATTTTTTTTGCCAAAATTTTATAAAAATCTGTTGACATATCACTCAATGAGTGATATTATATAGTCAAGGAAAGGGAGGGGACAAAAAAACAAACCCCACCTAAAGAAAAGGAGAGATGAATCATGACGAAGTTCTACGACGGAAGCAAAATCCTGGAAATCACTCTTAAAAGCCCGAAAACCGGCGAAGATTTTAGCCGGGATTTCTTCGAGGACGCCTGCACCGGGAAGAACTACAACGAAGACCTGGATGCCTTCCGGGTTGACGATGTGGATTATCTGGTGGATTACGCAAAAAGCTACCTGGATGGATCCAACAGTGATGTAGATTATCCGGAAGACTATGACCCGGAAAATCCCGACTACGATCTGACCTACAGCATCGAAGAACGGTAAACCGGTGGGGCTTTAAGCCCCACCACCCATTGAAAGGAGATCAATGCCATGGCTAAATACACCATCACCCACGCCTGCGGCCACACGGAAGAAGTAAACCTTTTTGGCAAGCACTCCGATAGAGAGCGCAAGATCGCATACCTGGAGAGCATCGACTGTCGGGCCTGCTGGGATGCCGCCCAAGCCGCCCAGGCTAAAGAGGCAGGCCTGCCGGATTTGACTGGGAGCCCCAAGCAGATCGCCTGGGCAAACGGCATCCGCAACCGGATCCTGTCGGAGGCCTCTCGCTGCATCGAGGCGCATCCGGACTGGCCAGACACCGATAAATGGCTGGAGGAACTCAAAAAAGAGACGGCAGCCCGGTGGTGGATCGACCACCGCGACGCACACGCCTCCAGCATGCACGGGGATTGGGCGCTAGCCCAAGAAGCCAAAATCCTAAAGTGCGTTGTCAGCTTTTTAAATGCTGACAACGGCGAGGAGGATGCGTTTAAATCCATCGCCGTCCCCCCTACAGCGATCTTGGACTTTGAGCCGTGGGTAGCAGCGCAGCTAAAAGCCGCCGAGCCTACCCGGGATGACCTGGATAAAAAATTTGGCGCTAAACACACCGTCGTCCTAACCATCCTGGAGGACGGCAGGGAAGTGTTCCGCCACGTTGAGGAGGCGCATTGATATGGCGACCACCATCAAAGAGGCCCGACAAGCCGCAGGATTGACCCAGCAGGCCATGTCTGAGCTGCTGGGAATCCCAAAACGCAATATCGAGAATTGGGAGGGCGGCCAAAGGAAACCGCCCACCTGGGCAGAACGGCTCATTATAGAGAAACTCGAAAGCTTGAGTCAGGCAAAATGACGATATAAAATTTTGACAATTATCAAAAAATCTGCTAAAATTTAGTTATGTTCAGGGGCTGACCCCTGTGGATTGAAACAAACTCGTTGTGGAGTAGGATTTTAAGCTGCTTGCTCAAATCC